CCACCACCAGCAATAGTTAGATATTTTGATCCATTTGTTGGTACTGGTTTAGGTTCTCAAGGCTTATTAGATGCATTTGACTTTGGAGGATTTTCTCCTTCAGTTAATTTCATGATGATGCCGATGCATGCAGATTTACTTCGTATTCAAGCAATTGAATTCAATGATCAAATACGCAAGTCGCATTTTTCATTTGACATACATGGTGATGACATTCGTTTATATCCAGTTCCAGGTACTCCAGGTGAAGTAGGAGTACCATATTACGGCAATGTTTGGTTTGAATTCATGTTTGAAGAAGAAAAAGCAGCCGGAGCTCTTTTATTTGGTAATACCGCACTTTTAAATGGTGTTGTAAGTGACGCATCAAATATACCATATACTTATCAAACCTACGGCAGTATTAATGATATGGGGCGTAGTTGGATATTGAGATATGGTACCGCACTTGTAAAAGAAACGTTAGGATATGTCCGTAATAAATATTCATCAGTACCTATACCTAATGGTGAAGTAACACTTAATGGTTCGGACTTAGTTTCACAAGGTCAAACAGAAAAAGGTGAATTGATAACTCAATTACGAGAATTTTTAGAAAAATTGACAAAAGAGCAAATGTTAACACGTCAAAATGCAGAAGCAACCCAAATGATGGAATTGTTAGCAAAAGCTCCTTTACGTATTTATGTTGGATAAGGAGGTAAATTATGGCACTTTTTGGAGGAATGCGAGATGCTCGTTTTTTAGCTTCTGTAAATGCAGAATTAATTAATGCAATTGTAGATACTGAAATTGAATATTTTAAAATTCAAATTGAACAAAGCGCAGCTAATTTATACGGCGAATCAGAACGTAAATCATATTACGATTCTGTATTAATTCCGTGCATGATTACAAAAGATGAAAAATCTAGTGCAATGGATGATTATGGTCATACATATACTAGAACGGCAAAATTTGCATTATCTCGAGACATGTTAGAAAAAATTACATTATATCCAGAGGTAGGAGATATTATACTTTGGGATAATGAATATTTTGAAATTGACAATGTAGATGCAAATCAATATTTCACCGGTAAAAATCCAGATACGTGGCCAAATGGCGATAGTCATGGATATAGTGTATCTGTTATTTGTGATGCACACGTTACAAGACAAACGCCACTTGGAATTAAAGACATAAGAAGAGGCGGCGATAATAAATTACCAGGATATAAAGGATTTTAATGCCTAAATCTAATAGAAATAACATTGATCGAAGAACAAATAAACCAAATTCTGTGAATGCAGAAGGCGGATTGTTTAATGATCCTATATTTAACAGAGCAGACCAAATACGTAGAGATGATGATGTAATTCGTTCAAAACAACGAACAATATATGATATTGATTATGCAATAAAACATTTTATTGATACAGAAATACGTCCACAAATTAAATCAGATCAAACACTAATACCAGTACCTGTGATATTTGCAAATGGAGAAAAGGCTGATAATGTTCGTAGATTAGGTTATTTAAGAGATGAGAAAGGAAAATTGCAATCTCCATTGATCATGTTAAAAAGAAATTCAGTACAAGAACGAGATAATAACAAAACATTAGATGTTAATCGTCAATATCCTGGAAATCATTTTATACATAAACAGCGATTTAATAAACGTAATCGTTATGAAGATTTATTATTTCCTACTCCAAAATATGAACCAGTAAATTCACAAGAATTATATGTAATTGATATTCCAAAATATGTTACTTTAGAATATGAAATGTTACTATGGTGCGATTTTTCAACTCAAATGAATGATTTAATAGATCAACTTTTACCATATAACCGTTATGGTTGGGGGAATGAAGGAAATAAATTTCATGTTTCATATGGAAGTACATCATTTGAAACAGTTAATACTGTTGGAGAAGATCGATTAGTTAGAGCAACAATTCCACTTACTGTTTTAGGAACATTGCTTTCTGCTCAAGAAACTAGAGTTGATACGATACGCAAAATGTATTCAGTTAAAAAAGTATCATTCGATGTATCAGTAGATGTAGGCAATTTGAATATATTCTCTACAACAACGATACCACAAGCTATACTACAATATCAAAGCAATATACTAAGTGGCGGAACGATTGTAGTAAATGGGGGCGGTAGTTCATCGACAATTGATTCAAATACATTTGCATACTTAGTAGCAATAACAGAAAAACAAGCTATATGGGTGTCTTCAACAACTGTAAATGTAGTTGGGTACGCTAAAACAAATCCAGTAACATTTACAGTAGCTACAAAAAATGAATTTGACGTATACATTAATGGACAATACATTGATAAAGCTGTATATACTTGGACACCTAGTGACGTTGCAACACAAACCATCGTGTTTAATACTTCCATGTTGGGATATGGTATAGATCCTACCGACACGGTAATTATTAAAGGGAGATGGCAATAATGAGACAGTTTAAGCCCGGACAATTACAATCAGGTTCACTATATCCAATTACAGCTAGCAACGCAGTAACAGCATCATATGCCGTTTTAGCATTATCTGCATCATACGCAATAAGTGCTTCATACGAAATTAATTATGAAACATCTTCAAGCTATGCTGAAACTGCATCATTTGCACAATCTTCAAGCTATGCTTTAACAGCATCATATATATCAGGTAGCATATCAATCGACACCGGGTCATTAGTAACTACCGCATCATTTAATGCATTTACTTCATCATACACAACCGGGTCATTTACTGGCTCATTTAAAGGAGATGGTTCGCAATTAACAGGAATTGTTTCTTCTAAATGGACTGGTTCAAATCCTATATCTCGAGAAAGTGATGTAGAAATTACCGGATCATTGCGAGTTCAAGGAAGTATTACGGGTAGTTTATTTGGCACTGCAAGTAATGCTACAACGGCATCTTACTTTAACGAAACAGATCCTATCTTTGTTGCAAAATCCGGATCATTTGCAACAACTGGTTCAAATACTTTTATTGGTACACAAACAATAACAGGAAGTAACGGTAGATTGATTTATAGAGGAACTACACCCGGAGTATATCCTGAAAACACCCTAGCAGAAGTACACGCGAATGATGATTATCCATGGCTAGAAAGATTCTATAACGATACATTCTCAACTTCAAGTGCTATAATGGCGTATTTCGGTTGGAGTGATGGTAGATTTGTATTTCATAACGAATCAACTCAAAGTATAGGATTACAAGTAAATGGATTTGGTGCAGAAAACGGATTACTAGTTTATGAAGATAAAGTTGCGTTCGTTAACAATATTGAAGTAACTGGTTCATTAAATGTAGTAGGAGTAATTACCGGCAGTTTATTTGGCACTGCAAGTTGGGCTAACAATGCCATAACTGCTTCATATATTCAAATAGCACAGACAGCAAGTTATGTTGAAAATGCTCAAACGGCTTCATTTGTTTTAAATGCAATAAGTTCATCATTTGCTACTACAGCTTCATTTATAACAGCATCTGGAGTATATGGTCCATATGGCTCAAATAGCGTTATAACATCATCGTATTCCTTAACAGCATTAAGTGCCTCACATGCTATAACCTCTTCATATGCAATTTCAGCATCATATGCAGCAACGTCATCATATTCCAGAAACCTACAAATATCAGGTTCGGTAAATAATGTTGATTATATTGATTTTAATACTGGATCAGCAATACCTGCATGGAAATCGGGTCGCGTATTTTGGGATAATACGGATGGAGCATTATCTGTATATAATGCAGAAGCTGATATTACATTACAAGTTGGCCAAGAAAATTGGACGCGCGTATCAAATAGAACAGGTACAACGATTACAAACGGTACCGTTGTTAGACTAATAGGAGCACATGGCGATGTCCCAGAAGTTGAAAGAGCACAATCGATTTTAGTATCAGGTAGTGTAAATCTTCAAAATCAAATACTAGGTGTAGCAACTCACGACATTGAAGATAACTCAAAAGGTTATGTAACAACTCAAGGTTTAGTTAGAGGACTAAATACCAATGCATTTAATGATGGCGACACTCTATTTGTTGGAACGGGTTCGGCAGGTGTCTTACAAAATATAGCACCAATTGCTCCATATGAAATTATCCCGGTAGGTGTTTGCGTGAAAGCAGGCCCGGGCGGTAGCGGTATAATATATGTTGCAGTACAAGAACCAATTGATTTTTCAGATTTAAGTTCAGCGCTAGTCGACGGCATATATCATTATGGTGATCTTTGGACATATGTGCAAACCGGTTCAGTTGGTGTTTGGAAACAT